GATCACTGTTATCCAATACTGAGAAACGCATATCTTCATCAATCTCATCGGGTAGATTATTAAGATAAAAAACTCGATTTTCTAAAGTTAAAATTTGCATTATAGATAGTTTACCTTTTCAATTGTAAATGGGTAGCGTGCTTCTTTATAAAAGCGTTTTCTTTCGGTCAAATGTCGTTTAGCATATTTGCTGGCAGCAGTTAGATCCCAAATTTGTACAAAATCTTTATCTTCTGCTTTTCGAATACCTCGTCCAATACTTTGAATAACTCGAACAAACGATTTGCCGGGTTCGAGCAAAACAAGATTAAAAATACGGGGAATATTAATACCAACAGCAGCCACACCGTAAGTAGCCACAATAATCTTATTATCCATAACAGCAATTTCGTCATATTCTTCCTTACGGTCTTTAGTTTTAACTGCGCCCGAAACAAATGCTACTTCTTCGCCAGTACTAGTGGATAACTTTTCCTTAAGCATGTTTCCACATTCGATTCTATCAACCAGAACTAGTGTATTTCCTGTTTTAGATATTTCATCGATTGTGTTAGCTAAGTAAGTAATTCTTTTATCATCAGTAACTAGATATTTTAATTCTTCGGCATAGTTAGCAAATTCTTTCCACTCGCCAGTTTGTATGATCTTAACATGGCATTCGCTAAGAATACCTTTTTGCTGTAGATCATGTGCGCTAACTCTACCTACAACCTCACCAAGACTGACTTTAATGTTTTGGAAATTAATTTCTTCTTTAGGAACGGTTCCGGTCAAACCCCAACGTATTGGAGTATTACGGAGATTTTGTGTTAATAGTTTCTTAAGTACGTCGGCTTTAGCCATATGGACTTCGTCGACAATAACAGTACTTACTCCATCAAGAAATTCTGCTAATGTTAGTAGCTCATTGTTTTCTTCAAAGCTTTGAGATTTTTTATCTAGAATATTAAGACTTTGCCACGTGCAGATTGTGTGAGTTTTATTAAGATCTTTTCTATCTCCATAATACACTCCAACATCTAAACCAACGTTAATAAAATCTTCTTCGGTTTGTTCTACAAGACTTTTGTTTGGAACAATAGTGATTGTGCGTCCATATTTTTCACAAATTTTAGAAAGTGTTGCGGTCATGATTGTTTTACCTGCTCCCGTAGCCACTTCTTGCAATGCTTGTGGGTTTGACAAAAAGTTATTTACAACCTCAACTTGATCATCACGTAATCTAATTGGGTGACCTTCAAAGCGATGTCCTTTGGGCCAGCATTTATCACCCCAAAACTCTTCTGTAATTTTATCAAACACTAGTGCTGGACTAGTACGTTGATCGTCAACTTCGATGTAGTAATTTCTATTTTCCAATTCAATTAGTATGGGTTCTAGCATTGCTAGATAAGATGTTCCGCCAATTCCAAAGAAGCTCACACTACCATCCCATCTACCTAACTTAAAAGATGGTCTAAATCTTGCTGTAGGATCTACATACTTAAACTTTTTTACCAAAGCTTTACGCACATCGAGATCGAGACCTTCGACTTTAATATTAACTTCGTCTTTAATTATAATTTTACACGTAGGCATATTTCCAATCTTTATGAGGTTGTGTGCTAATCATTGTAACAACATTATGATGATTTTTCAAGAAGTTTTGTAAAGTATAATGTGCTGACCCACTACCAAAGTTTAGTACTAAATCAAATTTTTTATTTGATTCTATCAAGGGTTTAGGTACTTTTCCACTAATGAAAACAAATTTAATGTTGTCTGATAACAGATTATTTAAACTATTGTCGTGTATAAACTTATTACAATTTAAAGTATCTGAACCGTTTTCAAGCCTAAATAAAACCGACATAGTTTCGGGTATATAATTTTTTTCAATTAGAAACTCATAAGTGCCTCGCAAATATTTTAATTCGCTTCCACCTGGTATTATGAAAAGAATACTATTATAGTATTTTATAAGACTATCAATATCATCTAAAGATATTGGGTGAGGGGTTCTAATCAATTTGTCGGTATAGTTACTTTTTAAAAAAGTTTTAACTACATCAATATTTTGAAGTTCGTTTAAATCTTTTTCGATTTTTTCGCACCAACAAGTAACACCGTACTTTCTTGCAATTAGTAGTGCTTCGATTAAATTATTTGTGGATATTGGAGGTATGTTTTTTGAAGTATTCTTATAAAGAAATTGGCCTTCATTATCCAAAGTAACCATTGGCACGTAGCTCTCAATATCTGACTGTAGTTCAATAATATCTTTAGCGTACTGCAATAGTTTTGCCTCCATTTGGAAATTTGGCCACGTGGATAAAAACAAGATATTTTGTTCGGTTAATCCAAATTCCCAAAACTTTTTTTCAGAATTCCAAATAACAGATAAACGTTCTATTGAACTTGAATGTTTTCGATAATTGTTAATTTTTTCGATAATCTCTTTATCATAGGGAAATTTTGCAATGATTTGTTTTGTTCCATCTATATTTTTTTCAATTGTAATGGTTCTTGCATTTGTAATTACCCTAGTAGGCAATCTCATCTGAGCCGAGTTAATTAAGCTTTCAACATCAAACCCAAGATCATTAGATAGTATTGATGTATATTTCTTAAGTATTTTAATTGAACAGATTTTTTGTTTATCAGTTAAGCTATAACCTCTTGATATTTGAATAGCAAAACTTGACATTAGTTTATAATCTTGAGATGATACAGCAAGAGAAGGGCTAAAGATATAATTTCCTTCGCAGGCCACTCGTTCAATCAAATCTTCGATAAACATAGTTAGATACTTACGTCCTCGAGCCCTGCAGCTCTTAATTTAACAATATTTGTAATTTGCCATTGTTTTTGATCAACTGCTTTAATAATACCAAGCCATTGATTTCTCAACAATGCAAACTCGTTAATAATTTTTTCCAAATCAACTACATCAGCTTCCCCGTCGACATATTTCTCAACATCTCGCGAACTTAATGCGCGTTGATAGGTTTCGAGATATTTTTTAAAAGTTTTACTTCGCACACGACGTAATTCAATATTTAGATATTCTAGAATTGCTTCTATTTCTTGTAATTGATTAAATCGTTGTTCTACAATGCCCGGAAGCTGCGAAGCAGCTCTTTCCACGTTGCCGTGTAATTTAACTTCTTTTTTTGCAGATTCCAGTTCATTATAAAAATAATCAATGCAATTAGGAAGGTGAGTAAGATCTTTACTCACCTTTGCATACCATTGAGGCATTAAAAGTCCTCTAGGTCGTCGACTTCATCATCATGATCGCCGTCATCCATAACAGCATTGATTGCATCGTCAAGATGCGGATCGTACCCTAGGTATCCTTCTAAGGTATCGGCGTCAAATTCCTTTCCAAGCAGAAAGTCTACATACTGTTCTGCAGCCGTTCCTTTATTTTTTTCTGGAATATATTCCTTAAAAGTATCCCAGATTTCCATAATTAAACTCTCATCCATTGTCTTCCTCCGTATCGGTTTCTGCTGGTTCTTCGGCTCTAATTACTGATTCGTCCCATTGATCCATAATAAGTTTTAGCTTATCTTCAGTCCAATTTTTACGGAACTCAGCAATAATTTCGCCAGTCTCTCTATCTGTGTAAGCTAGTTTATTACCTACTTTAAATAATACGCCCATCTTCTCGAACATGTCAAGCAGCCCTGAAGTTGGGCTCATACCAGTTGAATACGGAATCTTAACTTGAACGCTTTCAAAGGGTTTAGCATAACGTGTTTTTACAACTTGACACGCTGCACGAATACCTAGTACATCAGATACCTTATTACCATCTTCGTCTTCTTTCAATTTAAGTTTCTTCATTGAAACCACAATCGAACTAGCAAAGATAAATCCTTGACCACCGGAGATCTTATCGTCTGGGTTAAACATGTCCTGGCTAGCATAGGTATGATTAGTTGCTACCAATCCTACATTATAAGCACCAAACATATTAACACAGTTAGCAACTAGTGCCTTAAGAGCTTTTGCTTTACGGCCCATATCGCCTTTCATATCTCCAGCTTCAAACTGATTTACTTCGGTAGGGGTCATTAAGAATCCTAAGCTATCAACTACAAACAACACCTTTGCACGATCTGCTTCGGGCATTGACTTGTATTCTGTCATGAATTCGCTAATAGTTTTAGCAACATCATCAAGCATTGCCATGTTAAGTTTAAGCATTTTATCTTCGGTAGTTTCAACGCCCAACTTATGTAGCCATGATTCGTCCAACGCATTTTCGCTATCAATTAGAATAACATAGATGCCTTGCTCCTGTGCATGCTTAATAATGTTGCCAGAACAGATATAACTCTTACCTGAGCCAGATTCACCAGCGAAACAAGTTACCTTGCCCAGAGGGACTCCTTTAAAGAAGTCCCCTGAGATAAGATAATTTAATGCATAGTTACCAGTTGAGATCCAGTCAGTAGGGTCTCGAAAACCGACACCCATACCCGGAATAGACTTAGTAATACTCTTTCTAAATTTAGAAATATCAAAATTCTTAGACATTTTGATCTCCTAAATTATTGAGCATTGCGGTTACGGATCTTTGCAAGAATATCCTGTGCACGCTTTGCTGCATCGTTGTTTGAATCTGCAGTCGGTTCGTTGAATGGAGGTGCTGCTTCTTCTGCTGGCACCGTTTCTACTACTGGAGCCGACTTCTGTACTGGAGCTGATGTTGCTAGTGAAGTAACATCGACACTTTCATCAGACGACTGGAATTTGTTATTTGAACGATTGCCACGCGGCTTGTAGTATTGACCCCAACGATCCATGTCGTAGGCCTCTCCTGCAAGTGAAGCTTCAAGCATTTCCATAATAACCTTAAGCTCAACTTCGGTTGGCTTCTTGGGCAAGAAAGACTTAAGATCAAATAGTCCATACTGGTTAATTGCAGCCATTTCAACATCGCTGAGTGCGCGTTCACGACGTGCCCATCCGCTGGTATTGTAATCAGCAAACTTTCCGCCGGGCTTAGTTGTCTTAGTAATCTTAAAATCCAATCCGCGTACATAGTCAGTTGGAATTTCTTCAATGTCTGGCTGTAGTAGAGATTGAGAAATGAACGGATAAATCTGAGGACTAATAACAAAACGACGAATTGGATTTTCCGGAAGATTATCTTCCACAAGCTTTGTATCAACAACAAAACCCTGCATTAGATATGTTTTCTTCTTCCAGTAAGTGCTACCAAGCGCATCGTATTCATCGCTTTTAGCTTTATCTCCCTTCGCCAATTCGATCTTAGCCAACTTGTAAAATCCGCGAGCTTCCTGCACTACAGGGCAAGTTTCTCCCCAATTTTCCATGCATGGAACTTCAACAACGACTTCCTTGCTATTAGCTTCGCCAGCAATGCCCGCAAAAGGCATCTTAATGACTCCGCGTTCAACCCAGAAGTAGCTATTGCTCTTATCGCCATCTGGTAAAAATCGTACTGTAGTTGTGGAATTATCGGGTGCGTTCCAATGCGGAAAAAGTGCATTGTCTCCTCCGGAAGGCCGAGTGCTTCCGCTACCCTGTTGACTTGCTGCTAAAAGTTTTGCCCTAATTTCTGCCAATGTTGCCATAATTTTTCTCCTTGTTTATGTATGTATTATGTGCCACTTCTCTTTAAGCCACTACTTAAAAAGAAAAAGTGTGTATAAGTTAATATACACACTTCTATTTATAATCGCAAGAGATATTTGTTATTTTTTTAAGCCTGCAAGCTTAATAATATCTTCCAACTGTTTCTGTTCGGCAACATGCGTACTTGGTTGTTGTGTTGCAGGAATACGTATTTGATTAATTAATCTTTCGGCTAATGTGCCTGCATAATCACCAAATTGTTTTCTAACTTTGGTAACTACACCATGTTCGCCTATAGGAAAATTACCTTCCTCTTTGTTATAAAAACTCTTAACCATTTCTGCAATATTTTTTAGATTTGGTTTACGTAAGTTTTTTGGTAATTCTGCTCCTTCGGCTGTTACAGCAGGAGGTCCACTAGCTGGAGGTGGTGTCGGAGCAGCTGCCGGAGCTCCAGCTGCCGGTGGGGCACTAGCAGGAGGTGGCATCGTAACGTTAGCATCATCTGCTGGTTGTTCTGCTGGTTCTTCTGGTGTTTCTGAAGATGTGTTTAATCCCAACATTTCGATTGCTTCTTCATCGCCTTTATCGTTTAACCATAATGTTAATACAGTGTTTAAATCGCCGTCGGCGCCGGCTTGTTTAATTAAATTTTTAAGATCATCATCCACATCAAACCCTGGTATTCCTACCAAAGTTTGTAAACCATTAGTACCATCGACGCCAACTTTAATATTTTGGCCGACAACGTCTTTAAGTTTAGCAACTATGTCGGTAGTTAGATGCCCTTCTGTAATTTTATTTGCCCAATCAGCAAACTCACTAAATTCTTTAACAGGTTTCTCATGATCGCATTCACAGCTACTTTCGAGCATTCCACATTCTTTGCAAGTTTCTTCTTTAGTTTCTTCAACATATTGGTCGAGATCAACTGTGCTAGTTTCTTTCATTATGCGGTGCAATAGTGGGAAGAATTGAGTTAAATCTTCAGCAAATGTATTGACTGTAAATTTATTTTTATAATCTTCCATTGTAGCTTGATCAAGCATTAAGCCATCATCTGAATGTGTAGATTCAAAAGTGTCTGCCC